TTACTGAAGAAGTGGATAAGATTGCAGAGCAAGTGGCTGATGAGACTGTGGATGAGTTGAAAGAGACAAGTCCGAAACGGTACGGAAAGTATCGCAGAAGTTGGAAAAAGAAGAAACTGACCAATGGCTCTTTTGTTGTGTTCAACGCAGTTGCAAGTCTTACTCACATACTTGAGAACGGGCACCTTTCAAGAAATGGTGGCCGTGTTGCTGGTATTGTTCACATCAAGCCAGCTGAAGAAAAAGCGATTCAGAACTTTGAGAAGCGTATCAAGGAGATTGGGAAATGAAGCTATCAGACTTTGCTGCTATTTTGGAACAGGTAAACCTGCCTGTCACCTATCGAGCGTTTAAAACTGGGAACGCTCCTGACCTACCTTACCTGGTCTATTATGAATCGAGTCCAGCCATCAATGCAGCTGACAATACGGTCAATCATCAGATTAAGAGCGTGACGGTTGAGCTGGCTTTTGAGCAGAAGGATGAAGATTTGGAAGAACGTCTGGAAGAGCTGTGGACAACCCACGAGCTCTTTTTCGATGTTCAAGAAGAAACATTTATCGAGACTGAAAGACTCTATGTCAAGTCTTATACAGTCTATCTATACTAAGGAGGAATGACATGACTCAAGAAAATAAAGTAACCTTTGGTCTAGAAAACGTACATATCGCACCTATCAAGACACTTGCAGCAGATGGAGTTATCACTTACGGCGATGTTTTTCGTTTTCCTGGAGCGATGGAGCTGATACTTGATACCAAAGGGGAAACAACCCCTATCAAAGCAGACAACAAGGATTACCATTTCATGAATTCAAACGAAGGCTATGAAGGTAAACTTAAAATTCCACACATTATTGATGAATTTGCGACAAAAATTCTTGGTGAAATCAAGGACCCTCAAACTGGTGTTATGACTGAAAAAGCAGATGCGAGCTTGACAGAGTTCGCAATGATGTTCCAGTTTGAAGGCGACAAAAACAAGACTCGCTATGTGATGTACTACTGTTTTGCCAGTCGCCCATCTCTTGGCTCAAAAACTAAGAACGGGACATCAACCAACGAACGTGAACTTAGTTTCAAAGCTAGCCCACGTCCATTGGACACAGTTGTTAAACGTTCAATCACATCAGCTGATAACAAGGATGCGTATGACAACTGGTTCAAGAAAGTCTATGAACCTACTGCGGTTGCAGCTTAAGGAGAAAATCTATGCGTAAAATCGTTTTGGTTGGTAATCAGGAGTATGAGTTGGGGACCAATGGCTATACTCCCATTGCCTACAAGCAACAATTTGGGAAAGATTATTTTCAAGATTTGTTCTCAATGTTGAAAAATCAATCATTCATGAATGAATTGAACAAACTGGAAACTGACAAGGAGCTGACAGCAACTGATATGGACGTTTCGATGTTGTCAGATTTTGATATGACCTTTTTCAACCGTCTTTTTTGGACCTTTGCTAAATCTGCAAATCCTCACATCAAGCCTTATGAACAATTCTTCATGGAAATGGAAGTCTTTCCGATTCAGGAAGTTGGTCCTGTGCTGATGGAAATGCTGAATGCGAGCATGACGACAAAAAAGCACCAGATGAATCAGAATCAGCTAGCGAGGAAATCTTCACAGTAGAGTCTTATCTATCCTGTTGTAAAGAAACTGGTCTGTCTATCGATGATCTAAAGCACATCTCAATCGGAATGGCTCTGGATTATCAGACGGATTATGTGAATTTACGGAGTGAGGATAAGGGTGGCGAACGGAAAGCCACGCAAGCTGATTTTGACAGCTTTTAAAGACAAATGAGTGCTGAGAGAGCGATTCTGAGACCAAGTTCGTTGATCTGACTGCATTATCAGTGGTAGAAATTCTCTCAGCGCTTTTCTATTTTTTATGAAAGGAGGAAATATGGCAGGAAATATCAAAGGTATCAAAATTGAAATCGATGGCGACACGCAACCCTTACAAAAGGCGCTGAAAAATGTCAATAAAGCTGCTACTGATGCAAGCCAGGAGTTGAGACAGATTGACAAGGCCTTGAAGTTTGATACAGGGAACGTAACACTCCTGACTCAGAAACAAGAAGTTTTGCAAAAGCAAGTTGCGACGACCAAGGAGAAACTGGAAACTTTGAGACAAGCTCAGTCTCAGGTAGAACAGCAGTTCAAAAATGGGAATATCGGCGCTGATCAATACCGTGCTTTTCAACGTGAAGTCGAAGTAACCCAAAATGTCCTGAAGGGCTATGAAGGAAAACTAGCAAACGTAAATCAAGCACTTGCTGAGAATGGAAATGCAACTAAAAGCAACCAAACGCAACTGAAAGAATTGCAGAATGAACAGAGTCAACTTGCTTCAGAGATGAGTAAGGTGACAAGTTCATTCAAATTGCAAGAAAGTGCTTTAGGTTCAAATGCTAGTGAAGCCGAGAGAAATGCTCTTGCCCAGAAAAAGATTGGTGCCCAGTCTGAGATTGTAAGTAAACAGATTTCAAATCTAGAACAGCAATTGGAAATCACTAAAAAAGAATTTGGTGAGAACTCCACACAAGCCAACAAGATGGAAGCTGAGCTAAATCAGGCTAAGACAGCTTTTAATCATCTCAATGATGAGATGAAGGGAACAAAGTCTGCTGCTGATAGCACTCAAGAAAGTTTAAGTGAAATCTCAAGAAATTTAAGAGCAGAACTACTTCAACAGTTTAGTGAGAAGTTGAGTGCTATTTCAGAAAAGCTTGTGGAAGTAGGAAAAGAAGCGTTAGAAGCAGCTGCTCAAATGCAAGCTAGTAATGCTCAATTTACTACCGTTTTCGGAGATATGGAAACCCAAGCAAGAGAAGCGTTGAATGCTATTGGTCAGGAAATGGATATTGTCCCAGAGCGATTACAAGGGTCATTCACTCAGATGGCTTCATTTGCAAAAACTTCAGGATTGGATACAGCAGAAGCTTTGGATCTTACTTCTCGTGCAACTAGGGCAGCAGCAGACGGTGCAGCCTTCTATGACAAATCTATTGAGAGCGTGACAGAGAGCTTACAATCTTTTTTGAAGGGAAACTTTGCTAACGATGCCGCTCTTGGAATCTCTGCGACAGAGACAACTAGGAATGCCGCTGCAAATAAACTGTATGGCAAATCATTCAAGGACTTGAGCGAAGCGCAGAAGCAACTGACCTTGCTTCAGATGGTCGAAGACGGAAATAAACTCTCAGGAGCTCTTGGACAGGCTGCAAGAGAATCAGACGGATTAGAAAACGTGATGGGGAATCTGAAACAAGCTGGGACCAATGCATTATCTGCTATTGGTCAACCTCTTCTGGAAATGATGATCCCTGTTTTCCAAACCTTGGCAACGATTGTGAAAGGTGTAGCTGAGCTGTTTAATTCCTTACCTGATCCAGTAAAAGATTTTGTTGTTATTTTAGGAACAGTTGTGACTGCTGTAGGGGTCATAGCCCCCATATTCTTATCGTTGCAAGCCCTTGCTGAGTTTTTAAAAATATCTATTGGAGAAATGATAATTGCCGCATTGCCAATTATTGGAACAGCTATTGCAATTGCTGCTGCAGTTGCTGCAATTATTGTTATTGTAAAATACCTCTGGGAAACTAACGAAGGTTTTCGAGATGTGGTCACGACTGTCTGGAATGCAATTCTTGAGGTCATCAATACAGTCGTATCAGAGATTTCTAATTTTGTCATGAGTATCTTTGGAACGGTTGTTGCTTGGTGGACGGAGAACCAGGAACTTATCAGAACAAGTGCTGAGACTGTCTGGAATACCATCTATACAGTTATAAGCACAATTCTGGAAATTTTAGGTCCACTCATTCAGGCTGGTTGGGATAACATTCAACTTATCATTACAACAGCTTGGGAAATCATCAAGACCGTTGTTGAGACCGCAATAAACGTTGTCCTTGGTATCATTCAAGCAGTTATGCAGATCATCAATGGTGATTGGTCAGGCGCTTGGGAAACTATCAAGGGAGTGTTTTCTACTGTATGGCAAGCTATTCAAAGCATTGTTCAGACTATTTTCTCAGCCATTCAGAGCTACATTTCAAATATTCTCAACGGCATTTCAGGAACTGTATCAAATGTCTGGAATGGCATCAAGGATACTGTCTCAAATGTGTTAAATGCTATATCTAGCACAGTATCAAGTGTTTGGGAAGGTATTAAGAGTACCATTTCAGGAGCTATCAATGGTGCAAAAGATGCTGTATCTTCAGCTATTGAAGCTATCAAGGGATTGTTTAACTTCAGTATCAGCTGGCCACACATTCCGCTACCGCACTTTTATGTGAGCGGGTCGGCCAATCCATTAGATTGGTTGAGTCAAGGTGTTCCAAGTATTGGAATTGAATGGTACGCCAAAGGCGGTATCATGACCAAGCCAACCATCTTTGGAATGAATGGAAATAACATGATGGTTGGCGGTGAAGCTGGGAATGAAGCAGTGTTACCACTCAATGACAAGACACTTGGTGCTATCGGTCGAGGTATTGCTCAGACAATGGGTGGAACTTCACCGACCATCAATATCACTATCACTGGCAATACCGTCAGAGAAGAAGCTGACATTATACGGATTGCTGATGAGGTAGCGCAGAGGATTGCTGACGAATTGCAACGTAAGACACAATTGAGAGGAGGGTTTGCATGATAAAGCATAATGAGCTTGTGATTGACGGTGTGAGGACATCGTCTTTTCCTTTTAAGGTCATTGTCCATGATTCTCCCTCAATTTCTCTGGGAGAGAGCAAGACAGCTCTCTTGGAGCATGGTGGCATCAGTGGAGCAATCGTTCAGACAAACAAGCATAGGGAACTGGTCAAGAAAACTTATACGATTTATTTGGTTAAACCTACTGAAGAACAGATGAACCAATTTATGAGTCTGTTTATCCGTGAGAAGTTCTGGCTAGAGAGTGAGCGAGTCAAAACAACTCGTCTTTGGTGCTATAAGGTCAATGTGAGCGACCTTGAAGAAGTGCAACCTGGTCTTTATATGACTAAAGCAACCTTCACTTGTCACCCTACCAAATACTTTAAAGACACCGATACACAGAGATTGACAAGAAGTGGGACTTTGACTGTTCAAGGTTCTGCTCTTGCCTTTCCTAAAATCACAATCGTTGGCCAGATCGCTGTTGAGACTTCGTTTACAATCGCTGGTCAGGTCATCCGTCTTGAACGACTCACTGAGTCGCTTGTGATGGTCAATAATCCTGACAATCCAAGTTTTAAAACAACAACAGGGAAGCCAGTCAAATGGTCAGGGGATTTTATCACAGTCGATCCAGCGAAACTTAAGAATGTTGGGGTTGTTTTGGGTCCAGGTATTCAATCGCTTGAAATCGAAACGGTTTGGGGGTGGGCATAATTGCTTTATCTACTTAATAAAGATGTAAAAACTGTTCGATGGAACGGGGAGCCACTTCATGAAGCAACTTCGGCGATTGTTAAAGAGACCATGAATGGTGATTTCACCTTAACTGTGAAATATCCTATTTCTGACTCTGGTATTTATCAACTTATTCAAGAAGATATGTTGATAAAAGCGCCGACTCCTGTTCTTGGTGCGCAGCTATTTCGCATCAAGAAACCTGTTGAGCACAATGACCATCTGGAAATCACAGCCTATCACATTTCCGACGATGTGATGCAACGGTCTATCATGCCAGTGAGTGTGACTAGTCAGAGCTGTAGCATGGCTCTTTCTCGCATGGTCCAAAATACCAAAACGGCTCTTTGGGACTTCTCATTCAACAGTGATATCCAGGATCGTAGGACCTTCAATACGACTGAAACAGAAACTCTATACTCTGTATTGCTGGACGGTAAGCACAGCATTGTTGGTACATGGGAAGGCGAGCTGGTTCGTGATAACTTTGCAATGACTATCAAGAAGAGTCGTGGTGAGAATCGTGGTGTTGTTATCACGACACACAAGAATCTGAAGGATTACCAACGCACAAGAAACAGTCAGAATGTTGTCACAAGAATCCATGCCAAATCGACTTTTAAGCCTGAAGGCGCTGAAAAGGAAACGACTCTCAGAGTAACCGTTGATAGTCCTCTTATCAACTCATACCCTTATATCAATGAAAAAGAGTATGAGAACAACAATGCTAAAACTGTTGAAGAGTTGCAGAAATGGGCACAGGCTAAGTTTTCAAATGAGGGCATTGACAAGGTCTCTGATGCTGTCAAGATTGAAGCCTATGAACTTGATGGGCAAGTGGTCCATATGGGTGATACGGTCAATCTCAAGAGTTGGAAGCACAATGTCGATGCATTCAAGAAAGCTATTGCTTATGAGTTCGACGCTTTGAAGGAAGAATATATCTCTTTGACTTTTGATGATAAGGCAGGAACTGGTGGTTCTAGAGCTTCTGGTGGCTTATCTAGCGCAGCTGATGCAATCCTTGGTGTGACAGGAACCGCACAAGAAATTGCCCTTGAAAAGGCTCTTCAAAATGCTGACTTAGACTTTGATCATAAGGCTGGATTGCTTAGACAGGAAATTT